TGAAGGTGCCATTACTAATCCGCGAATGATTGGTGCACCTGTTTTGACAGCGATTGCATCCAGTATTCCGGCATCACTAAGATATGTAGAACCAGCTGATTCTGACATGAAACAACCTAGGAAGTACATTCTTCCAAGGGGCCCACCAGAGTTTGCATGGGGATTCGGTGCAAAAGCTCCTGTGGCGCTATTCTCATTGGGGAGCTCTTGCCCTACAACAAACCCAGCATTAGTAACCTTACCAGAGTTATTTCCTGCAGTTACTCTCTTTTTTCCATCGCCTATACCTAAGACTCTAAAGTATGTAACAGCAGACGCATCTCTAAGCCACTCAATGACAGCATAGGGACCAAATTTCTTTCCGTCCGTTGTTCCAAAGGTAGCGACAAAGTCGTCAACATTTGCAAGTGTAACAGGCACAAAAGCTGGTCCCTTTTGTGCTGTACCGATTATTCCAGCAGGTATGCCTACTGGGCCTTGTGTGCGCGGACCGCTTAAATCAATTTCTCTTGTTGTTACGCCTGCTGATTGAAGATTTATATCTTGAGCCATTTAAAACTCCCGGGGATGTTGTTTTTTCTGTTTATTAAATATTTGCTGCTTGAATTCTTATAACACATTTAATCACGTAAATTCTACACCTGCTGGTGTGATGATAAAGTCAACGGCGATAAATTCTACAGCCCTTGTAGGAACAATTACTATTCTACCATTCATTCTATTGGCATTAATATCAACTGCTTTATTATTTGAGCTGTCCATGATTACACTAAAGCTTTCGACACCTGCCGCTGTCTGAATAATTCCAAGCTGTAATGTTGCTTGCTTTACAAATGCAGCCCTTGTCTGGATATTATTTGGTTCGAATACAAGGCTTAGTGCTATTCCACCAATAATACGCTTTACTTCAAGAAGAAGCCTTCTAACATTAATTCTATCAAGTGCAGATTTTGCTACTTGAAGTGTCTTTTGCCCCCAGATTACAAATCCTTCCCGGGGGAATGTTGCTATAGGATTGATTCTTGCGGTGTAAAGATTATCACGATTTTCAGCTGATAGTCTTACTTCAACATTCTTTACAAAGCTAAGTGCTGCTCTATTAAAGCCGGCAGGGGCAAACCATGGAAATGCTACTCTATCGTTAAACCCTAAGGCCGCCAAAGCAGCAACAGAGGGTGGTACAGTTACTCTTTGAGTGTTGATTTCATCATCAATCTGTACATCAGGAAAATATGCTGCGGCATAGTTGTTATCTAGGCCACGTCCTGAAAACAGTTCTTCAGTTTTTTCAACATCAGGCTTTACCTTCTTGTCATCAAACAATCTATTAACATCCTCATCATATTGTGGGATATCCATTAGATAAATAGCTTTACCGTAATCTCTTACTTTCTTTGCAGCATTGTTTGTAACCAATGGTTCTCTAATACCGGGTATTGCCAAAATGTTTGTATTAACTACCCATGGATCAGTCATCATGTTTATAGCTGCATTATAGCTAGCAACACCATTATTATTTTTTCCAGTCCCATTAACATTAGATGTCATACCTGGTGAAACATAAGTTGTGCTAGCAGCACCACCAGTGTCAACTGATGTTCCTTTATCATTTAGCCTTGCAGCATTCTTATCAAGAATGTTAACTCCATCAAATCCACCGTACATAGGAGTTGTAAACTTATTATAAGATGAAAACCTATTGAACTCTATAGATGATGTTCTAGCCATCAGTGTAGCCATGCTTAACCTGCCAGATAAAACACCATCATTAATAGTGTAGTTGATTGTATCTGCTACAGGGTTATGATTTCTAATATAAGCTGCTTCTCTCATATGGTCTGCAGCTGAGCCAGTTAAGTCAGCAACTGCTGTGTTTCCTAGAGCGACATTGGCTAGTGTAAACTTGTTGTTATTAAACAGATCCTTTCCAGAACCAGTTACCAATGTATCAAGCTTCTCAATGCCATTGAACTTTGCTACAGAAGCAATAAGCCTGTTTGGCTCCGATGACTGGTTTGGATTTAATACATCACTATTTCTTTCAAACTTTACGCCCCAGTAATAATCAGCACTTGTTACTTCATTTACGCCTGGGTGGCCAGCATAACCGGCTGTTGTCGCAACATCACCTCTTGTTACTTTAAATCTAAATGGTAGGGGTGGAAGTATTGAACCTGTAAGAGCAGAAGTAGCTGCAGAACATTCAAGTCTTTCTGCATTTGGATTAGCTCCGTCAGTAAGAGAATCATTTGTCTTAAGAACGCCGGCACCTCTAAATCCGAATGGTGCGGCATTTGCTGGTACATCACCATTTAGGTGTGCAGTGCTCATAACAACTCTTATGTAATTTGAGCGATTAGGATACTTGCCTGATACAATGATTCTTCTTTCTGTATCTGAATCAGCATCAAAGTTAAAAGCTACTTTAGTATCACCAACTATTCTAGCAACATATCTTTCATCAAGGGGATTCATACTTAGGCCAACAAACTCTTCTACAACTTTGGAGTTTGGATCAGTATCATTAAACTGACGTACTTGGAGGCTGAATGTTCCAAAGCCATCAGCATCATCAGCTTTTCTTACATTTGCTATTGATATCTTGTATTTGCTGTTGGGGTATTCACCATCATCAAGTCCTTCAACATGAAAGAGATCAAATTCTTTTGTTCCAAAAGGTTGTGATATGAAAGAAGGTGTCTTTGCTACTGTATACCTTGTATCAAGTCTTCCGAATAGCTCTGCAAACGGAAGTGTTGAATCACCGGAGTCTGTTGAGTAGTTTCCTGTGTCACCCTGTACAACACCTACTAAGTTGGCACCAGTTTTTACCTCTGCAACTTCGTCGTCTACAGCAAAGTCAGCTTGTAGATAGTGCTTTTCACTTTCAAATAACTCAGGGTTTGTATTTAAGAAATTTGCAATATAGCTTGTTGACGCTGGGTTAAGTGAAGCTGTAAAGATTCTTACACCGGCAAATCCATCATCATTTCCAAAACTTGTTCCAGCAGATGATGATATGACAAGCTTAAAGGTACGATTGATATCGGCTGTTGTAAGATCTGACGGGCTGGTATCTAATACTGCTTGTGTAACATTTCCACTTGTAACAAGAACTCTTGCGTCTGATCCACAGAATACTGCTGCGCGGACTAAGTTAGCACTGTTTACAGCAGTAATACTATCATTATCAGTAAGCATTGGCATACCAAATGCTTCGTTCGCTGTTGCATCATGCTGAGCAACAAGTAACTGCACCGTTCCATTTAATGGTGTTCCTCGAACTGCAGCTGAGCCTGAAACTACAAAGCCGGCATTTTTTACTCTACCGGTAATCTTTGTATCGGTTATGTCTCCTGAAGAGCTATTGGCACCAGCTCCGAGGACTCTCATATATGTTAATGATTGCCTGTTCTTTAGGAATTCATTAACTGCATATGGTCCGAATTTTTTTGGGTCTAGATCACCAAACTTTGTAATAAAGTCGGAAAATGATCCTATAGTCACAGGGACAAATGCCGGTCCGCGCTGCGCTGTGCCAATTACGCCTGCTGGTGTTCCAACAGGTCCCTGTCTTTGTTCTGTGAGGCTGATTTCTCTCTCGAAAAATCCTGGTGATTGAAATGTCTGTTCGGCCATTTATATTACTCCGTTGAGTTTTTTCTTTTATAAGTATAAACCTAAATTCCAAATATTAATTATGCACAAGCTTTTAATATATTATCAAGTTTCCTTAAAAACTGTCTCACCTATGCTATTATCTACGGAAACCTTGCGTATTATTCGCTCTTCATCTTCGTTTGTGAATGGATTCTTAATTGTTTCACTATACACTGTGTATTTAAGTCTTTTATCTATTTCTTTATTTCGCTTTTGAGGATCTAGCTCTTGTGTTAAAAGATAATCTTCTGTTGGATCATCTGCTACCCTGTATGGATCCTCATGTGGGCCATAAAAATCCTTGACACCCTCATAGATTTCAAAGTTAATTTCCGGCGCTGAAAGATACCTTCTTACTGGTGCTTTATCAGTCAGTCCCTCTCCCGGTATAACATATGCATTGACTTCACAGTCTATTGTTGACATCACAACACGCTCCTGTTCAGAAAAGTCTGACAGTGTATCATCTGATGTTACAGAATCACCCATACGTGCTATAAACCAATAACCCTTATCTGTCTCAAGCTTAAGCTGCTTTCCCTGAGGCAAATAGGTTTCCATAAGGGTGTTAATCATAACATTCATGTGTTGAATATATTGAGTATAGAATGTTATTTCGTAGCTAGCAACATAAAACTGAGGTTGTGGTATCGTGATAAACTCATAGATATTTTCACTATTCTTTGGTGCCAAAAGCGCACCATCAGTTATGTCAATGTCTTCTGAGCTCTTTCCAATTGTTCTTCCTGTCTGTATTTTTTCACCTGAGTTATCTGCTTCTGCCCTAGCAACATTTTTCTGGTTTTGAATATTGAGTTTATTAATAAGCTGCTGATATGTTCTATCAGCCGTGCTAAGCCTTCTCTTTATTGTTAAGTCACCTGTATGCTGATTAATTCCTCTATTTGTAATGTCTTCATTAGACTGCCTTATGCCTGTGCGTCTAATTGATATCATTGGTAGTATTAGGACACCATTAACATCCGCTAGCGGCTTTCTTCTCTTTACTAGTGCAAAGCGCTCGCCGGTTGCAAATACAACGGGTACACTGATCACACCATCTTTATCAGTTTCTATTTGAAAATTTATTTCTTGGTCAAAGAGCTGAAACAGTGAGCGGTCAACATCTTCTATGGAGCATGCAGGAACTGTAAAGTCATCAGGTATACCCTGTG